GATCAAGCTTTGATGATTTACCTATTGAGGCTATATACGAGTCACCCTACATGCCTCTGTCTGATCCTCAGATGCGTAAGTCATTCTACAAGATGACACTATATGCAGAACCTACTGGCAGTATGTCTCTGGATCTTAATGTTAAGTATGACTTTGGCTCGACTACAAACACAGGCGTTATACAACCAGCTACACAGAACATAGAAAGTACAGGTACTGCTGTGTTCATCTTTGGAGAGTCTAACTCTGTGTTTAACACCTCTACATACGGCGGTGAGTTAGACAAGATCTACAACATAAATATTATTGGCTCAGGTAAGACTATAGCCCTTCGTATTTAAGATAATTCTATAAACCCTACATTCACTCTAGACACAGCCCTGCTAGAGTTTAGACAGAACGATAGACAGTAAGGACTAAAACATGGCAGGTTATACACGTCAGGATACAGCAAACAACATTGCTAACGGTAACGTTATTGATGCGGATGACTTTGATGCTGAGTACAATGCCATTGAGGCAGGGTTTAACGCATCTACTGGTCACGCTCATGACGGTACTGCAGGTGAAGGTGCGCCTATCACTAAGGTAGGCCCAGCGCAAGACCTTATTGTTTCAGGTACAGCCCTTACGCCTAAGACTACTAACACTCTGGACTTAGGTACAGCCTCTGTACAATATAAGAATGCTTGGTTTGATGGTACTGTAGACACAGACGCCTTGACTGTATCAGCTAATGCTACAGTAGGTGGTACTCTTGGTGTTACAGGTATCATAACAGCTACAGGCGGTGTTACTGGTAACATCACAGGTAATGTAACAGGTAATGTAACAGGTACAGTATCTGACGTATCTAACCATGACACAGATGACATCAGTGAAGGCTCAACTAACCAGTACTTTACTACTGCTCGTGCTAGAGCTTCTGTGTCAGCTACGGGTAGCCTTAGCTACAACTCAGGTACAGGCGTTATTAGTTTTACACAAGGTAATACAGACACTGTAGCAGAAGGCACAACTAACCTATACTACACAGATGCACGTGCTACTGCAGCTGCTAAGGCTGCTATTAGTGTCACTGACGCTGGTGGTGACGGTAGCTTAACATACTCTGCTGGTGCTATTACATACACTGGCCCTAGTGCAGCTGAAACACGTGCTCACTTTAGTGGTGGTACAGGCGTAAGCATTACAAATGGTGTTGTAGCTATAGGTCAGGCTGTAGGTACTACATCTAATGTTACGTTTAACAACACTGTAGTTAATGGCAACCTAACAGTAAACGGCACTACTACCACCGTAAACACTGAGACACTCAACCTTGCAGATAACCAGATTGTTCTCAACTCTAATGAGACAGGCACACCTACACAGAATGGTGGCATTGAGATTGAGCGTGGTACAGCTACTAACAAAACACTTGTATGGAACGAAGCAGACGATAAGTGGACTGTAGGCAGTGAGACATTTGTAGCTGGTACTTTTGAGGGTGCTTTAACTGGCAATACAAGTGGTACTCATACGGGTAACGTAACTGGTGATGTAACGGGAAATGCAGATACGGCAACAGCGCTAGAGACATCTAGAACTATCTCTCTTACAGGTGATGTATCAGGTAGCGTGTCGTTTAACGGCACTGCTAATGCAACTATTACAGCTACTGTTGCAGATGACAGCCACAATCACGTACTGTCAAACATAGATGGTATTACTGTTTCTGAAACAGAGATAAACAGACTAGACGGTGTTACATCCAATGTTCAAACACAGATCACAGACCTATCATCCCTTATAAGCCAAGGCATTCCTTCAGGTGCATTACAGGTATTTGCTATGAGTGTTGCACCTACAGGCTGGCTTAAGTCGGATGGATCAGCTGTATCACGTACAACTTATGCAGATCTGTTTACGGCTATAGGTACAACTTTTGGTTCAGGGGATGGTTCTACTACTTTTAACCTACCAGACTTACGGGGTGAGTTTGTCCGTGGCTGGGATGATGGTAGGGGCGTAGATACTGGTCGTGGGTTTGGTACTAGCCAGACAGACGAGTTTAAATCTCACACTCACACCGGCACTAACCCCGGAGGCACAACTTGGTTGTCTAGATACGCAGAGTACGGGGGAAATTGGCCCACTGAAAAAGTGGGTAATACTAGAACTGGCTCCACAGATGCCACTGGTGGGACAGAGACACGCCCACGAAACATAGCGTTACTTTACTGTATCAAGACTTAGGTAATACTAATATGACACCTATATCCTTGACACCAGAAGAGCTAGAAGCTATGCTAGACAGGGCTGCAAGACGTGGAGCTAAGCAGGCTTTATCCGCTATAGGTTTGCACGATGACAGTGCAGCCAAAGACATCAACGAAATGCGAGACCTATTAGAGGTGTGGCGTGATACACGTAAAGGTATCTGGACTACATTTGTAAAGGTAACAACAATCGCAATTATAACATTCATAGCTGGTGCAGTATGGATGCAGTTAGGGAATAAGTAATTATGGCTAAGAAGTTTGCAGGGTTCACACCAGAACAGATGGGTAAGATTGTACCTGAAATGCAGGGTATGCAGGCTGATGAACAAGCTGCTTACTTAGCGTCACAGCCTGCTGCTGCTGCTCGTGTCGGTAAGATGGCAGAGGTAGCGCAGAAGCGTATTGGTATGGCTTATGGTGGCATGGCTACTAAGAAAGGTTATGCAGTAGGTGGTTTTGCAGATTTGTTAATCCCTAATATGTCTAAACTCGTTCAGGCAGGTGCTGCATCTACCACTGGTGATAATACAGTGGCAAAAGCAGCTCAGAATCTAATAGATGGACAGCAAGTAGGTGGAATCCCTACTGATAAATCATTTGCACAACCAACCACTATGCCTGTGGTTAGAGGTGGGGATCAGCCTCTTCCCACACCCATGCCTACCGCAACTTTTGATCAAGATCAAGATGAAGTTTTACGAAGACTTGGTAAGCCAGTTAGTCCAGCACTACGAGACTTGGATACAGCTAAGTCTGAAGTAATGACATCAAACAAAGCTCTGCAGGATGCACTTGCTGCACAAAAAGCTAACCCTGAAGATAAAGCTCTAGTAGACGCCGTGACTAAGGCGCAGACTGAATTAAACGCAGCTGGTGGCAGGCTTACTCAAGCACAGAATATGTATAAAGTTGCAGGTATGCCCAGCGCTACAGAGATTAAAGGTACAGCTGCTACAGACCCATCTAGGCTGGTAACTAAAGCAGATACAGCTACAGTGTCAGCCACGGATAAGGCTGCTGGTGAGATGGACCCTACTACAGGTCAACTTACTGGTGATGCAGCTACTGCAGCCTTAACTAAGGCAGGTATTGCTCCTGAGGTTACAGCACCAGTAGCAAAAGAGGCTGCTGTGTATGAGCCTGTAGAAGCTACTGCAGGTGTCGGCGTTGTAATGGATCGTCTTACTGCAGCAACAGGTAAACCTAGTGAAGAAGCTCTTGCTGAAGCTGCTCAGATGTCACCAGAAGATTTAGCCTCTTTAGGTCTATCTGTAGAGCAGATCCAAAAAGCTCGTACAGTTATAGCTCCTGACGCACGTGTCGTACAAGAAGGTGAGATGATTGAAGGCTCTACTGTTGACATGGAACGTGTCAAGAAAGAGACTAACTTTGAAGCTGCTACAGGCGCTCCTTCTACAGATGCTACAGTACAGGGTCAGCTTACTGGCTTGATGGAGCAGTTTGAGGGTAGTGAGCCTCCTGCATGGGCAGCTGGTGCTATGCGTAATGCTGCTGCACAGATGGCTGCACGTGGGTTGTCTGCTTCCTCTATGGCTGGTCAGGCTATGATCCAGTCAGCTATGGAGAGTGCGCTTCCTATTGCACAGATTGATTCTGCTACCTTTGCTAAGTTTGAAGCCCAGAACCTGAGCAATAAGCAACAGGCTGCTATGTTTGCTGCAGAGAAACGTGCTGAGTTTCTTGGGTTAGAGTTTAACCAAGAGTTTCAAACTCGTGTATCTAATGCTGCTAAGATCTCAGACATTGCTAACATTAACTTTACTGCAGATCAACAGATCGCACTAGAGAATGCTCGTATGGCACAGACTGTAGACCTTACTAACTTAAATGCTACTAATGCTAAGGTTATGGCTGATGCGGCTGCTCTTAACAACGTAGACATTACTAACCTAAACAACCGCCAGTCCTCTGCAGTACAAAACGCTCAAGCATTTCTACAGATGGATATGACTAACCTAGCTAACGAGCAGCAGACATCTGTATTCAAGGCTCAACAGCTTGCTAATACATTGCTATCAGATACAGCAGCAGCCAACGCATCTAAGCAGTTTAACGCTACAAGTCAGAACCAGACAGACCAGTTCTTCTCTAGTCTTTCTGCTAACGTTGCTCTGCATAACAATGAGCAGCTCAATGGCATGAACCGCTTTAATGCTGGTGAGGCTAACTCTATTGACCAGTTCAATGCTACTGCCAGAGAAGCACGTAACCAGTTCAACTCTACAAACGCTTTAGTTATTGCACAGGCTAACGCTGCATGGTCTCAGTCTATCACTACTGCAGCTACTGCGGCACAGAACCAGAATAACCGTGATGCAGCTATGTCATCTAACGAGTTCACTATGGCAGCATACAATGCTATTGTACAGGAAGAGCGTGACTTAGTTAGCTTCGTATTTAATGCAGCACAGAAACAACTGGATCGGGATACAAGTATTACACTCCAATCTTTGCAGAGTGAATCCCAGAGACTTAGTGACCAAGCTAACATTGATGTAGCTGGCGGTACAGGTTTTGGTCAGATTGTAGGTGCTCTAGGCCCAACCATTCTTAAAGGTGTATTTGGGTGGAGTTAAAAGCTCACTATTTTATAACAGCAGGAATAATACTAATGACAAGTCTAACAGGCGGAAATGCCGCAGCCAACGACATCAGAAAACTCATGGAGCAGATCATAGCTGAGCGTGATGCTAAGTTTGCACCTAAAAAAGAGGGTGATGAGGCTACACCTAAAGGTGGTATGTTTGATAAACCTGAAGTAAAAGCTAATGATGGTGACGTAATCACAGATCTGCTGGGTTATCTTGAGCAGAAGCGTACAGAAGCATTGGACTCGTATCAGTCTAAGGTTATGCGTAGGTCATCTAAGCCCTTACCTAAACCTGAAGATATAGACGTGTCTAGCTTTCTGTCAGAAGCAGGTTTGTCCTCACAGCCTGAACCACTTACTTTTACCAGTGATACGGCTCCTGCGTTAGGTGAGCCAGAGCTTGAGCAGGTAGCTGCTACCTCTATTGTTAAGCCCTCTAAAACTACTGCAAAGTCTACGTTATCTGAAGAATTGATCGCACGTGAAAACAAGCCAGTAGAAGAGCTAACAGATGATGAGGCGTTTTTACGAACAGGTAAGTTGCCTAAGAAAGGTCTTATGAGTCCTCCAGCTACAGATGATGATATGGGTCTT